AATCCATTTGTATTCTCACTAAGCGGGTCATAAATCATAGCACCTTCGTACTCTTCTCTTTTATCCACTTTACTTCCGGTCTTACAAATCCAATCAGCATTACGCATAAAGTAAATAGAACCCATATGACTTGCATAAAAACACGCTTCAAATGGCGCAACCAACAAACGCTGTAAAGCAACGATAGCCTCACTACAAAAGTTTGTTTCATCTATTCGTACAAGCAATTCAACATCTATTAAAGCATATTTCAAATACGCATGTGTGTCTTCAAGCCAACCTCTACGGTAAAATTCATTCGGGTCTGTGAACTTAGTTTCTTTTGATTTACCTTCACCGAATAAAGTCTGTGAAACATATTCAAGACTCATTGATGGCAAAGTTCCTCTTTGGGAATCATTCCATTGACGCTCAAAAGCAAGGTCTAAATTGAGGGTTATGCGGCCCCCTAACGGCTGTTGTATGGGAGAGAATCCACTTTCACCCTTAGAGAAAGCAAAGCCGTTTCCTGTCTTCTTTACACCCTCTATGCGGTTAATTGGTGACATACGCATGGGGTTGATACCCAATGCACAACACCTTTCAAGGAGTTTAGGCAAATCGAATTTAAGTCCAAACCAAGCAATTAACATATCTGGGTCTTTGTCAATCATACACTGAATAAAGGATTCAATCATATCCTTTTCATTATCAAAGAATAGTTCTTTGTCACCATCATAATTGGGGAACCAAGCCCATTGATAATATTCCTTATCATAATTATCATAAGCAACTATAACAGTAATTTCATCATGGTGTTCTCCACCCTGTTGCCATTCCATATCCCAATACCACTTACGCAGTTTAAATTCGGGAAGTTTATCTAACTTATCAATAGCATATCTAAAACCGAAAGAAACATCTGCTTCGTATGTTTTATTCCACATCTTGCGAGCCTTGTAAATATCAGTGGCTTGTTCAACAATAACTTTCTTCAAAGGCTTTCCTTTTAAAGAAAGCCATTCACCCTTCTCATACTTGAAAGGTCTTGAAATATACTTGTTTAAGGTATAGTTCTCAAATTGAAACTCATCATCTTCAATAAAGAAGTATGGTTCAAATGCTTCAAGTTTGAATCGCCGTTCGCCGTTCTCTCTCCATGCTGTGTATATATGTTTTTCATCTATGCATTTACTAATTATCATTTTAATTACCACCCGAATACGGGGCTTTTAATATCTTTCTATCTTGTCCCACAATAAGTAATGGGAACTCATCTTTTACATAAAAATTCAATGGCTGTAATGGCTCAAAGAAATTATGTAGCGGGCCAGAATACTCAAGTGTGGCCGCTTCACCGATATGCGATTGTACTTCAATTCCTTGCTCATACTTATTAGAAGCATTCGTTGTGCTTGAAAGGGTTAGTTCCCCTTTCTCAAAGTTTAATTTATAGACACCGCTTTTGACCAATTCACAAAGACCAATGGCATCTTTAAACACTGTTGAATTTAACTTAAACGCACCCTCAAAGTTAGAAGAACCAAAAGCCCATAGTTTTTCTAATTCTTCCTCATAGGAGATGTGCTTAAGCATTTCACGAATCCTTACAATTGCATCCATGTTTGGATGATTAACAACCATAGGTAGGGAAGCAACTTTACTTCCAGAAGAAAGTTTCAAAAAATCTCCACTTTCAAAAATTACATCATCACCAAACTTTTTTAGATATGGTATGATTAGTTCAGCATTACCAATAAAAGAACCATTGTTTATACCTACTACTTCTAGTGTGATATTCATACCAAAGGTCATATCCCCATTCCAAATCTCCAAGTCATTATCAGCCAAAGTCATATAAAAATATGGCCCCATCTTAGAAGATGATAGCCCACTATTACCGAGATACTTTCCTTTGCCTTGAATATCTGTTAATGCTTTCTCCATTTGTTTATTATTTACTACGAACTTCATTTTATCTCTTCCATTTTCATTATGTTGTTATTTTTAATTATTATTGTCTTTCCTCCTATTTTATCAATAAAGAAAAAATTAGGAGAAACATAGTCGGTGAGTTGTAGTTTTTCCCTTGAAAGAACTTCACCTACTTTAGATGCTACTAAAAAAGTTTTGCCGATTTGTTGTTTCCACATTGGGTTCAAATCTTCCCCTCCCTTAATTCAGGAACACCGTTCCATTGAATCTTAGGGGGAGTTCCTTCTCGCACAGTCCATTTGTTTCCTACTAAATTACCATTGGTTCGTGAACCAATCAATTCAGCAGTAAAATGCAACTCGTTCTTTACTTTCTTCTTAGAGCAGTAAATCTCTTGCTCAAGTTTTCCGCCCCAATCTTTCCAAGCAGGTTGAACACCAATAGGTGTATTGTCAACATACTTTTCTGTTTCGTGAGTAATGTAAATCACATCACAATTCAATTGATAGATTGCTTCCAATAGGAAATAGAATGTCTTGTTTCTATTACCATACTGGAATGGCATAATCTTTGTCACAACTCTTGGGTTAGGATTAACCTTTAGAATACAACTGTCAAGCCAAGTATCAACACCATCCATAACGAATACAATATCTTCACCTGCTTCCATTTGTTCCTTAGCAAAGTTAATGAAGTCAAGAGAGTTCTGTTCGCTCTTGTCAATATCCATTATGTTATCCTTTCGCATTACAATTGGACAATATACATTGATTCGTTCTGTTGCATCATGGTGTTCAAACCAAGTTGATTCAACACCTCTATCCCAATCAAGAACATAAATATTCTTATCGGGGAAGTCCAATGCAATTCCAGTTTTACCAGTCTTGGGTTCTCCCCAAATACCTAATACCATTCGTGCTTTCCTATTTGCTCTTTTTTGAGCCATCAATTCTTTAAAATTTGTTTTTTCTTTCTTAATCCCTAGCAAGCCAATCACCTATATCATCTTTATTAATATTTACATCTTTACCATTAGCGGCACACCATGATTTGATAATGCCAAGTAGTTCGTCTTTTGATGAGCAAATCAATCTTGTTTCTTTAGTTCCAATATGGAACTTCATAAAGTACTCACCCTTTCTTTTATCGTTTTCGTTCCAAGTGAGAAAGTCAACCTTTGCCAAATCAGCAATATAACTTTCCCCCTTAAGAATATATTTATTTTCTAATACATCATTCATTTATTTTTCCTCCTTTTGGAGTAGGCATCGCACCCACTCGAATATCATTCATTGGAATATATTTACACACGCACATAAGAATAAATTAATTTACTCAGAACCAATCAAAAGATTCTTCAGCAGGAGCATCCACTTGAACTGGCGCACCTCGCTTATCTGTCACTAAAACAGAAGAAACATTGATTGTCACTGGGTCTGCTTCTCCATCAACTAAGCGTTGTGAAGTACGACCAATTACAACAATTTCTGAACCAATACCAAAGTCAATCTCCAAATGTTCTGGAATCCAACAAGTAGTCATGTTTGACTCATTATCATAATCAAATTCAGCATTCAAGTCTGTAATGTTTAGAATACGATTACCGTTTGAAGTTGGCATCATGTTCATATTACAGACTGTACCGCTTGTCACAATAAAGCGGTCTTTGGCAGGTAGAGTTTGGCGAGTAATATGCGCTCGGTCAAGTTCAACCAATTCAACCATATGACTTTCAAAGTTTTCATTTAGAATACTCAACCAATCAACTTCGCCCATATCTCGATAGTCTGAGTTTTCTGGGTCTAAGTCAGCATTACGAATCAAACTGTTCTTTGTTGTCATAGTCATTCCATACAGATTGCTACCGTCTTCCGAAGGAATAGCAACGAAGTGTACGAAGTCATAACATTCAGGAACAAACTCTACTCCGCCTTGATTCTTATAAGAGAATTGAAGGGGCTTCATATCCGCACCATCAACACTTCCATAAAAGATACCACTTCGACGCATTTGTTCCAAAGGCAAAGGCTTACCATAATTACGGTTTTCTCCACCGTTCATGTATGTTTTGGTATTGTCCAATGGAATGACCATAGCGCCATCTGGCATTTCTTCTGCACCTGTTGGCAAATCGGAAACCATTCGCTCTTGATATTCGCCATCGTGATAACGGCTAACCATCCATTTACCCAAAGCATTTTGAGTAGCAATTGCTACATGGCCTTCATTCAAAGCATTATCTGAATCACGGTTGTATTCTTCCTTTGCTCGATTACGGTTCCAACTCATCATATCTCTTGGTGCTTCTAAAGCAACAAAGAAACCAAAGCATTTCTTAACAAGAGAATTACTTCCTGTACTTTGTGTTTGTTGTCCTTGTTTTGCCCTTCGCACAACTTGAGCCGCAAATGAACGCCATAGGCCCAAACCTAAATCGTCATTCAGTTCAATGTTGTTATCGGAACAAATCTCCGTATATTTTTCTGTTGCTTCCTCCACCGTCATACTTAGGTGTTGTGCGCTCTTTTCTATTTCGTTTTGCATTTTCTCGCTTAACATATTTTCACTTC